CATGGCCGCCACGCCCGAGGTCAAAGTCAAAAAGCAAATCCGTAAACTGCTCGATGCAGCAGGCGCTTACTACGCCATGCCCATCGGCACAGGCTACGGCAACTCAGGCGTGCCCGACTTCGTCATCTGCCACAAAGGCCGCTTCATTGCGGTCGAGGCCAAGGCAGGCAGCAACAAACCAACCGCACTGCAAGAGCTGCATCTGGCACGCATCCGCGCCGCTGGCGGCATCGCCCTTGTCATCAACGAGACCAACATGGACACACTACAAAAGGAGTTGATATGAACACTATCACCACAAGCAAAGAGCAAGAGGCAGAGATCGAGCGCATCATTGCCAAGCTCGACGACGATGAGCGCATGCACCTGCGCTCTGTTTTCTACGCCCTCACCCGCTGCTACGACAAAGAAGGCACTGACTCTGCCGTGGTCATCTTCGGTACTGCCGACAGCGTTGAGTCGTTTGCAATGCTCAACTGCGACAGCATGGCAGCCGCACGGCTGATGGAGGGAGCCAACGATTTTTTAGGATACCTCAACACAAAAGACGCACCACCCAAGGAGATGTTTAATTGAGTGCACCTTATCAACGCATCGTCAGCATTGACTTTGAAACGCGCTGGGACAAGCGCGACTACACACTATCGAAACTAACCACAGAGGAGTACATCCGTGACAAGCGGTTCAAGGCATTTGGTGCTTGCATCCATGAGTATGGAGGAGACACCGCTATACAGTGGTATCGAGGAGATGAGCTTCCTAGAATCTTGGGGACTTACGACTGGAGCAAGACAGCCGCCCTCGCCCATAACGCACAGTTCGATGTTTCGATCCTTGAGTGGCGCTACGGCATACGGCCCGCGTTCATCTTCGACACCCTATCAATGGCGCGTGCTCTACGCGGCGTGGAGGTTGGCAATTCCCTCGCAAAACTCGCCAGCGATTTTGGTCTTCCCGAAAAAGGGCGAGCCGTACATTCGACGGACGGACTCGCAGAGATTGATAAAGATGTGGAATCTGAACTTGCCGATTACTGCAAGCACGACGTATATCTCTGCGAACGGATTTTCGAGCGGCTGGTTGAAAACTACCCCAAGTCGGAGCTGCGGCTCATCGACATGACCCTCAAGATGTACACCCGCCCGGTGTTGCAGCTTGACAGGACGATGCTGATCGAGGCGCTCACTGAAGAGGGCAAGCACCGTGAGGGGCTGCTGGCCAAGCTGGGGGTGGAGGAGTCGGAGCTTGCATCGAACCCTAAGTTCGCTGCGCTGCTGTGGAGCATGGGTGCAGCCCCACCAAGGAAGGTCAGCAAGACCACGGGCCAACTGACGCTGGCCCTGGCCAAGAACGACGCCCTGTTCCAAGCACTGCTCAACGGTGAGAACGAGGATGTGGCCACCCTGTGCGAGGCCCGGCTCAAGGTCAAGTCCACCACCGAGCGCACCCGTGCGCAGCGGTTTCTGGACATCTCCCAGCGCGGCGCACTGCCCGTGCCCCTGTCCTACTACGGTGCCAAGTCGGGCCGGTGGACGGCGGCCAAGGGCTCGGCCATCAACATGCAGAACCTCAAGCGCGGCAGCTTCCTGCGCAAGGCCATCATGGCCCCGGAGGGATACCAGCTTCTGGTGGGTGACCTTTCGCAGATCGAGCCCCGGGTGCTGGCGTGGCTGTCGGACTACGAGGAGTTGTTGAACATCTTCCGCTCGGGCCAGGATGCGTACGCCCAGTTCGGTGCGCAGATGTTCGGCATCCCCGGCATGACCAAGGACAGCCACCCAGACCTGCGTCAGTCGGCCAAGAGCGCGTTGCTGGGGTGTGGGTATGGCCTGGGGTGGGCGAGCTTCGCCTCGCAGCTTCTGGTGGGCTTCCTGGGCGCACCGCCCGTGCGCTATGACAAGGCGTTTGCCAAGAAGTTGGATGTGACCTCCGAGTACATCGAGCGGTTCATCGGCTGGGAGGACAACGTCAAGAAGCTCCAAGAGATTCCCCACACCTGCACCGAGCGGGAGCTGCTGGTGCACTGCGTGGCGGCCAAGAAGATCATCGACATCTACCGGGCCACGGCCCACCCCGTGGTGAGCTTCTGGGACATGTGTGACCGCTTACTAACTAAGTCCCTTGCCGGTGGCGAAGAGGTGGTGTATAAATGTCTGACGTTCCGCAAGAACGAGATCGTGCTGCCAAACGGCATGTCTTTGCTGTACCCTGACCTGCGCCAAGTCACCGACAAGGAGACCAAGCAGAAGAACTGGGTCTACGGCGAGGACGAGACCAAGCTGTATGCTGGCAAGATCACCAACAACGTGACCCAAGCTTTGGCGCGGATCGTGATGACAGACGGGATGCTACGTACTTCGAAGAAGTACTTTGTGGCAGGCACAGTGCATGATGAGCAGATCGTCGTGGTGCCCGACGAGGAAGTGGCTGACGCTAAGACTTGGGTCTTGGCGCAGATGACAGTAGAGCCTAAGTACATGCCGGGGATTCCCCTGGCCGTTGAGGGTGGCGCACACCGCAGATATGGACTTGCAAAGAAATGAACGATTCGATTTTGATTGACTACGCAGCATCGCTCATGGAAGTTGAGCGTTTGGCCAAGGGTGTTCATCACGCGTGCCTGGAGCGTGACTATGAGGAAGCGCAGGAACAGGCGATGGCAATGCTCGTGGAAGCGAGGCTCACATTGCAGACATTACGACACATGCATCAAAAGGAGAAAGAAAGATGAAGCAACTGGTATTGCCCAAGAAAGTACAGGTGGGCAGCAAGTGGTACAGCGTCGATGTGGTTGAGTCGATGCGCAGGAAGAGTGAGATCGGTCGTATCACCTACGACACGCAAAAGATCGAGCTGGCCCGGCGCACGCACCACGGTGTGCCGTTCAGGTTGTCGGCACTGGAGGAGACGTTCTGGCATGAGCTGACCCACGCCATCCTGCACAGCATGGGCGAGCATGAGCTCAACAACCGCGAGCGGTTCGTCGAAGAGTTCTCTCTGCGACTGGCCCGAGCAATACGTACAGCGAGGTTTTGATATGGCACGCAAAATGAAGATGACCCACGCAGAGCATGTCGAGTTGGCAAAACAACTCGTGCCCGCGTTTGCCCTTATACAGGCCGCAGCTTTTAAAGTTACAAGCAAAAACAACTTGACCAGCAGAGAGGGAAGAAAAATGATGCTGCTTCGCAAGCACATAGAAGCTGCGCGTTATGCGCTCGACAGTGCGTACCACGCTGTGACTTCAAACGAAGAGTTTTCGCAGGCAGGGCACATTTACTACAACACGGGCCCCACGCAATGAAGACAGTCACTTGGTCGCACAGCTCCCTCAAGGACTACGAGGGCTGCCCTCGCAGATACCACGAGGTCAAGGTGCTCAAGAACTACCCGTTCAAGGACACCGACGCAACGATCTACGGCAAGGAGTTACACACGGCAGCGGAGCTGTACATCAAGGAGGACACGCCCCTGCCGCCGCAGTTTGCGTTCTTGCAAGGAACGCTCGATGCGCTCAAGGCCAAGCCGGGCAGGAAACTGTGCGAGCACCAGATGGGTGTGACCAAGGACTTGAAGCCTTGCAAGTTCATGGACAAGGAGGTGTGGGTGCGCGGCATTGCCGACCTGCTCATCATCGACGACGAGAACCTCACGGCCAAGGTGGTGGACTACAAGTCGGGCAACAACAAGTACCCAGACCGCGAGCAGCTCAAGCTCATGGCGCTGATGGTGTTCGCCCACTTCCCCCACATCCGGCGCGTCTCTGGGGCGCTGCTGTTCGTGGTCAAGGAAGACATCGCCAAGGCCAGCTTCATGGTGGGCGAAGCCGAGGAGTACTGGTGGGACTACAGAGAGCGCGTGGCTCGCATCGAGCAGGCGCATGAGACCGGGGTATGGAACCCCAAGCCGACACCGTTATGCGGTTGGTGTCCGGTGACAACGTGTGAACACAACCGCAAGAGAGGTTGAGATGACTGCGCCCATATACCGAAAGAAAGCAAAAAACGCATTTACAGTCGGGCTATCCCCCGATATGCGCACCCTGCACATCAAGATACTGGATTTTGAAGCGATGTGCAGACCTTCCACCCGCAAGGATGTGCACGAAGCGGTAGTGCAGCACCTTAGTCGGCTACAGAAATTTGCTCAAACCATTTCACAAGGAGTCAACCATGACACAGACCAACGGCAAACGCAATTACAAACACGCCTACAAGCTGCAGAAGGCCAGCGGCGAGACCACTGACCAACTGGAGCGGCAGAAGGCTCGCAGGCTCTACGACAAGCAGGGCATCGACCGCAGCGGCAAGGACATCGACCACAAGGTGCCACTGCGCAAAGGAGGCAAGACATCCCCAGGCAACCTGCGCCTTCGCAGCAAGAGCGCCAACCAAGGAGACAACAAATGATGTTTGAACAATGGTGGGCGAACATCTCGCCCGCTGAGCAAAAGCTGATCGGTATCAACAACGCCTACTTCGTTTGGACGGAGGCCCGCAGACAAGCGCCAAGCGTCTTGTTCCTCAATGGCTTTCACCTGTGCCGCTCTGATGACGAGCTGATCATCATGCGCACCAACGGCCCGAGTGAAGGCGAGGGCGGCAGGTTCAACCTCAAAGAGTTTGAAGAGATGGTCAATGAGTTTTTCAACAAGAACTTCTAAGCACAGGAGAAAGTAAATGGAGATAGTTGAGGACAAGGCAGTCGTCTTCAGAACGCGTAACCCAGACAAGTACCAGATCATCCCCAAGCACAAGGTGCTTGACCAAGACGGCGATACCTACAAGATCGCCGTGTACTGGGGGCTCGATGAGGTGCGGGTGCTGCGCAACCTGGGGGTCAAGGATGTGCCTTCGCCCATCACACGGCGCTACAACTGGCCAGGGCGCTACAAGCCTATGGCGCACCAGATCGACACTGCATCGTTCCTGACAGTGCACCGCAAAGCCTTCGTGTTCAACGACCCGGGCACGGGCAAGACACTGTCGGCGCTGTGGGCTGCAGACTACCTGATGCAGCGTGGGCTTGTGCGGCGTGCGCTTATCTTGTGCCCGCTGTCGATCATGCACAGCGCCTGGATGGGCGACCTGAACAACTCAATCATTCATCGCTCTGCCATCGTCGCGCACCACGCGCAAGCTGCCAAGCGCATCGAGATGATCCAGTCGGACTATGAGTTTGTGATCTGTAACTACGACGGGCTCAACCTGATCGCAGAAGAGATCAACGCAGACGGCAGGTTCGACCTCATCATCGTCGATGAGGCCAACGCATACAAGACGATGACCACAAAGCGGTGGAAGACGCTCAAGTCGATTGTGCGCCCAGACTCGTACCTGTGGATGATGACGGGCACGCCAGCATCGCAGTCGCCCGCTGATGCGTACGGTCTGGCCAAGCTGGTCAACCCGACAGGAGTGCCGCAGTTCTTCACGGGCTGGCGCGATCAGGTCATGTACAAGCTCACGATGTTCAAGTGGGCCCCCAAGCCCACGGCCAAGGACGATGTGTACAACGCGCTGCAGCCAGCCATACGGTTCACCAAAGAGCAGTGCTTGGACCTGCCGCCTGTGATGACGCTCACACGCGAGGCTCCGCTGACCCCACAGCAGAACAAGTACTACAACTTGCTCAAGGAGCAGATGCTGGTGCACACGGCAGGGGAGACCATCACAGCGGTCAACGCCGCTGCTGGTGTAAGCAAACTCCTACAGATCAGTTGCGGTGCGGCCTACACGGACGAGAAAGAAGTGGTCGAGTTCGATGCTGCACCACGCCTTGGCGTCATCGAGGAGGTGCTGGAGGAGACCGAGCGCAAGGTCATCATCTTCGCCATGTTCCGCTCCAGCATCGACACCATCCACACCTACCTGACCAAGAAGGGCGTTGCTGCCGAGGTCATCCACGGCAGTGTGAGCGCGACCAAGCGCGGCGACATCATCCACAGGTTCCAGACGCAGCCCAACCCCAGGGTGCTTATCATGCAGCCGCAAGCAACGGCACACGGGATTACCCTTACCGCAGCCGACACGGTGGTTTTCTACGGCCCGTTGATGTCTGTTGAGCAGTACATCCAGTGCATCGCACGCGCTGATCGCAAGGGCCAGACCAGCGACAAGGTCACAGTGGTGCACATCCAGAGCTCCCCCATCGAGCGCAAGATGTTCAAGGCGCTGGCGGCCCGCGTCGATGACAACGACCTGCTCACGGCCATGTTTGAGTCGGAGATCAGATCATGAAAGGAGGCACTTGCAAAAGCCAAAAACCCGTGTAAACTGTCCAACGCTTGACAAAACAACAGGAGAAAGCACATGACCGACACTGAAGATGAGGTGGTCCCCATCGACCGCCTCGTGAAAATCCACACCAAGATCAAATCGCGCATCGACGCGCTGACCAAAGAGTACGACACTGCGGTGGAGCAGCTCAAGGCTCAGCAAGACGAGGTGCGCTTTGCCATCAAAGACAAGATGAAAGCCCTCGGGCTCAAGTCTGTCAACACATCTTACGGGACGGTTTCCCTCTCGACTAAGGTGCGCTACAACACGCAGGACTGGGACTCGTTCAAGAAATTTATTCTTGAGCACCAAGTCGTCGATCTGCTGGAGAAGCGCATCGCACAGACGAACATGGCGACCTTCCTGTCAGAGAACCCGGGTGTTGTTCCACCCGGTTTGAACTCGCACACCGAGTTCGAAATTCGTGTAACCAAGTCCAAGTGAGTTAACCATGAGCAATATCACGCTTTTTAACGCCTCCAATGTCCCCGCCTTCGCTCGCAACAACGAGCTGTCTGAAACTGCCAAAGCCCTGACGGGCGGCGGCGCTGGTGCCTCGACCAAACGCATCTCCATCAAGGGCGGCGTGTTTCGCCTTGTCTCTGGTGGCAAAGAGATCGCGTCGATTGATGACCGCCACCTCGATGTGGTTGTCGTCAAGGCAGCGCCCAAAGTCAGCCGCATCTTCTACGCAGGTGCGTACGACCCAGACAAGATCGCCGGTCCCGACTGCTGGAGCAACGACGGCGAGAAGCCCGACGCTTCGATCAA